GCGTTGGCGTATCTCAATGCCCCGGCAAGGTTATTCTTGACCACCTCCGAGACCACCCGCCAGCCGCGCTTCTTGTGTCCCAAAGTCTGCTCCTCATCCTGCATGACGAAGTTAGGATAACCCAACGGATTGATGATCCGCTCCTGGTCTCCGATATGCTGTATATCCCAGGCTCGCTGCATCTCTCCGGTGCGATGTGGCACGCCCGGATCAATCTTGCCTTCGCGGATCTTCGCCATGACATAGCGGCGTTGCTTGTCAGACTTCCAGCCGCCCGCCTGTTTGACCGTGATGTGCTTGTACGGGACGTAGTGCATCAACCCGTGTCCCTTATTGCCCATGACATAAACCAATACGCTGTGATGCGCAATCTTCTTTGTGTCAACGGGAACGGACTTCAGGAAGGCTGCCACTTCTTTGGCGTTGCGGATGGTGACCTGGATCATAGGTGACCGCCTACGATAATGCCAAGTATCTTATCCAATGCGCCCGGCGTCTTGCGCTTCTTGGTCGGGTCAAGCGAGCAATCACATCGCCACCCCCCGCAGGTTAAATATTCGTTGGGGGCTGCCTGTGGTTTTACCTGGGCTGTTTCCCATTCTGAGGCATAAGCGACAATGCCATTCAGCCGCGAGCATGTATCACAATGCTCCTCAGTTTTTCCCAAACGCCAGACCAACTTTCCGCCTGTTTCGAGGGCGATCAATCTCACCCCCTCGTTATACGCCTCGTTGTACCTATTCGCCCACAACTGGACACGGCTCAATAGCGCATCAACCCCGGTCTGGTCTACCCTGGCGTCAACGATGGCACGGTAAAAATCGTCTATGTGAGACCATTGTTCGTGCACCATGTCCTGACTTGCATCCCTGATGTACTCAGGCGGAGGCAGCTCGTTGCCGTCATCCGTCCAGGCAGTCTCAAACGCTTGTGATATTTGCCCAAGTACCAGGTCTTGCATGATCTGGACAAATTCCCCGCCCAAGTCGCCGTCGTAGACATTGCGCACCATGCGGGTCAATGTCGATTGGAAATACTCCACGGTCTTGACACCCAGACTGACAAGCGAGACCATGAGAGCAAGAGGTATCTCGCGTCCGCATTTTTCCAGGTATTCAACAGCGTCGATCAGGGCTTGTTTGGTCATTGTTCTCCGAGTATCCTGTGCGCTTTCTAGCAAGCTTAGTTTTTACGCGCCTGACCTTGCTATATCAGGTCGTGTTTATATTGCCCAAAATTCGTCTATTTTTAGAGTACCACTAACAACCTTTATGGTTATTGTATGTAATGCTCTCGCTCCAGCGATTTCGTATCCGTTCTGGTTAATTACAAAATTGCTTCCATAAGCCCCACTATCAATGCTCACCGCAACCGTTCCATTAGTCTCACCATCTGCTCGATAAACCCCATAACTTTGGCAGGTTGCTGTAAATGTAATTGTGCTATCGGAAGTTGAACTGGATATGCTAGTTCCATCGTCTGTCCACGTTCCGGTTTTACTTGTCTCGTCACTACCACTTACTCGGATTGGAGTATTTTCGTAGTTTTCAGACGAGGCATATAGCCGGGCGGGCAACACAGCAACAGATTTTCCTCCACTTGGGATTTGTGCCTTCAGGAGGTTAGTCGCTACGGTATGTCCTGCCAAAGTTGGATGAGTCTGGTCGCTGAAATAAGTATTGAGATGAGCACCGCCGCTCACTAAACGGACAATTTCCGCTTGATAATCCACCACTGGAATGTCGTAATGAGCACAGAGGGCTTTCATGCTGGTTATATCTGTCTGATTGAGCGCCGTAGGGTCGTCAATGTCTATATCGGACACTTGGAAGAAATTCATCCAAGCAATTCTGCAACTCGGTTTAGTTGTCCATATTTTTCGTATAAATGCTTCCCTATAAGCGTTCACCCAATCTGCATCATATAGAGTGTCATTCGTGGTATCAAATACCAACATATCGGGATACTCAGCCATCGTGGTAGATAAATTCACCGAATTAGCCCAAGTGTTATATCCGTTCTTGGCAATACTGGTGAAGGCAAATTCATATTGCAGAAACGAATCCTCTAAATAATCCATTGTCATCTGCCTGTAACCAGTAGTTGAGTAAGTAATTGACGACCCGGCGAAAGCAAACGGAAATGCCATTAGTTTGTTGATAAGAAAAAATTTTTGAATTTATTGCTGCCTCCGCTTATTACGCCATGATGACGATTTGATAATATCTCGGCATCGCTAATTGTTTGAGTTGTCCCAACTTGAAGGTTGTTGTACCAGACGGAAATAGACGAACCGCTACCCCTCAATTCAAACCAGGCATCAGCAACAATAGCTTTAGCTGTTTCAGCCAATACAATCGTATATAAACCAGAAACGCATTTAATGATCATAAAATTTACGTTTGCTTCTGTATTATCTAAACGGCATATCCCTATAACGTAGTTATTCGGATTGAATTGTTTTTCTGCTCTAAGAACCATTCCAAAACAAGTGCTGTCTACCAGAGTGTCTGGGCGCACCTTTATAACTACATCTGGTTGAGAAGAAGGAAGAAGCGAAAATAAAGTTTCGTTACTTATTCTTTGTAAACTAATATCATCCACTAAAACATTATCATTTCCAGTTGCTCCAATTTGCCATGTTGGATAAACATAATTTAGTCCGGTTGTTAGGGGAATGAAGTTTAATTTCTTTTGTGTATAGGTCGCAGATTTTATTGGTAGTCTGGTAATATTAGACGGAAACGCTGTGCCCGCTCCACCAGTGTATACTGCCAAAAACACTTGGCTTGCAGTTCCAGCCAACCTCTTTACCCAACCTGAAACCTGATACCACACACTTGCTATCCCTGCCTGCCCAGCCCACTTCAAAGAATCGTTATTTGCACCTGCTGTAAAGTCTTGCGCTTTTGACCCCCCGTGAACTTCAGAAGATTCGGATAATGTAGGCGTTCCGCCCTTCAATAAAGTGTCACATTTGCCATCAGTATAAGTTGCCTCCAGGCCGGGGTCAGCAAGAAGTTCTCCATTCAGTGTTGGAGTATTGACTGCTTTCCCGCTTACAATAGACCAAGTTGGCCCAAGGAACTTGGGTGGTAGCGGCCCGTCCGATAGACCAGAAAAATCTATCGAATATGGGAGGTTCAATCTATTCCCCATCAGCAACAACATCTGTCGTCTGTTCATGTTAGTCCTGTAGAATATCTACAATGACGGTCAAATCGCCATCCGCATAAGCAGGCGCACCACGAGTAACAAGGCATCCGTACAGGTTTTTCGATGCCGCAAGCGTCTGAAATGCAGCAGGAAAAGCGGGAACGCCATGTGAGATACTGTTCAATGCGCTGGCGTAGTAGGTGCTGAATGGAATGACACACACCAGTCGGGCTGCATGTGCGTCAGATAATGTCCAAGCTGCACTATCGGCTGGCGGAGTTATGGCAGTATCAAATAACCATAATTCACAGGCTACAGATTGCAGGGCATAGTCAATCAGGGTTGCGCCCATGATCCGACCTTTTCCGTTTATGATCCTGGCAGCGTCGGTGAACACCATAGCTACGCCGGATGTGCCAACGTAATCGTTGGCTGCGTATGCGGCATGGGTTGAAAGCGTCGGGATAACACGCGCCAGTTTTGTAAATCCGGTTATTGCGAGGGGGTTGCTCGAATCACCTATTACAGTTCTTGGATTTGGAAGTGGAAGTGCCATTTTATTGCTCCTTTGTCTAATTTATTATACGACTATTGAGGTTGTTTCATCCCCATTATCTTTGACGGGATGCTGCTTTTCTTGATAATTATTGACCGTGACGTTGATCGGCTGGCTGGTCTGCAATGCCGCGACCTCCAGCTCAATAGCTTTGAGTATCGCCTCCGCCTGATTATCCGGCTTGCCAATAGGCTTGTCCGCAAATATGCGCTTGACATCCGCCTCTGTCTTGGCGTCCTGCAACGCCTCAGAAATTCCAGCATGTAATTCGTCGGGGATGCAGTCGCTGGTAAAGTCGCGGATGGTCTTGCCAGCCCGCACGCGCGAGATCGCCATGCGCTCCCATTTTGCAAGGTCTTGCTCTGCATCACTCTGGCTGTTGTCAGAAGGAACAGACACGGGCGCAGGTGCAGGCTTCTTGCTCAATTCTGCTATCTGATCATCGTCGAGGTCATAGCCAAGTTGCTCCATTGCCATGAGTAGAGGCACGCCAGCATCCACCAGGCTCTTGAGACTGCCGGCCCGCGCGGCTTCGTCCGCCTGAAATATGTCCAGATCCTCGAAAGCCAGCTCAGCCCGCAAGCCCATAGGTTGAAACAATTGCTCGTTGAGTATGTCCTCTGTCCCCTGCCCGGACGGTCTGACGGTGTCCTGCCAGAATGATTTGCGGTGCTCCTCGGCACTGGCTCGGTTGCTCTCGGATCGTAGCATCCCTTCTGGGATCCCAAAGGCGTATTCGATATTCTTGGCGGCAATAGTGAAGTTGTTGTCCATCGCCATGTCGGATATTTTGGGGGTGATGACTTCGGGCTTCATGGTTCCACGCATCCGCATCGCCAGCACCCGCCAGGCGTTGGCCATGCCGGTCATATTGCGCTTGAAAAAGTTCTCCACGCGCTTGCGCTCCGGCTCGTCGATCGTGCCGTCAATGGCAACGATGGTCAATGGCATGGCTCCAGATTCAAAGAACTTGCTGGAGAACCTGGACATGTAATGCAATAGCCCGCTATCCGCCAATGCCACACCGGCAGCGGACACGCCCGGCCCGATGTCATCCTCAGGGTTGAAAAAATCCTTGACGTAAACAATGTCCTCTTCCTTCCAGACTGCCACGATCTGCCCGTTGATGGTCTGGCTGAATTGCAGGGTTCCATCAGACAGTAACTTGGGCTGGTTCATCGTAAATGGGTTTATAAAGTCCAGCGTCTTGGGTCGGTACGGGTTGGGCAGCTTCAGCCAGAAACCCGCGCCGTACAGCAGTTTGGATGCCTCGGTCAGGCGCAGGAAGCGGGATGGGGAGACCACGAACGGCCAATCCACCAGGGTGTCAGACTGGTTGTAAACTCTGACCGGCACGCTGGAAATGGCATCGCAGCGCAAGCGGATCGACCGATAGACCAGCGGGACCAGCTTGTATGACGCCTGGGTGGTCTTGATCTTGTCCCCGTAGTCTTCCTCGGATGAGGCCCACGAGGGGATATGTGTGATCGCTTTGATAGTCTCGCTATATAATTTCGCCATATTTACGCTCCAAATAGGATCTCAAATCCTGTGTCAGCCAGATCGGTAAACGCTCCGCTCGTGCCGTCCACCATGTCATCATGTTCCGATTCTGGAAATGCACAAACCTCATCCAGCCAGGCATTATTCCATGCTCCGCGCAGCAGCTTGACCTTGTGTTGTTCGGCTCGTGCCAGCCAGGTATTAGCCCTTGTGATTTTATCACTTACCGGATTGATCCCCCTGAATGGGGTTGCTGCCAAAGACGGCTCCGCCAGCAGCAGGTCAAGCATCCCCTTTTGTGTGCCGGTGGTCTCGACGGTCTGCGATACGCCGTGACCGTCTGACAATGCTGTTTGAGCAATAACCTTGACCAATGACGCCCAATCCCAACGCCCGTGTACCACGTCCTGGACAATCGCATCGCCTGTGTCGGTCATACCAACCTTGACGCCGGCTGTAAAATCAGCCTGTGTCTTTTGCGAGGCTGCCAGATCCCAATGCCTGGATTGCTTGTACATCGCCGGCAATGTTTCGATGACATCAAACCATTCGCGCCGGAATAAAGCTCCCGCCAATTGTACGAACTCCGCGCCGTACTCCTGCCTGTAAATCAGAGACGGTAAATCTTTGGCAGCAGCTTCCAATTCCTTCGGATCAAGAAACGGGTTGGATGATGACGGTATCTGCCAGCTCATCCAATCCCCGCCCCCCTGCCCCAGTCGGTATAACTCGAAAAAGTGATTAAATCCTTTGGGCGTGGAGATGAAAACCGCCTTGCCTTTACGGTCTGTCAATGCCGGTCTCAATTCCTGCTCCCAGACACGCATGAAGTCACGGACATGAGCGCACTCATCCACTATGACCAAAGACGCACCCTCACCGCGCAACCCGCCTTGACTGTCAGCAGATAAGACATTTATCCAGCCGCCTGCAGCCGTTGTGATCCTTCGTTCTCCCCTGAGCACAGTGACCATAGGCAATTGCAGGCATAGTTCCTCAAATAGACGCCAGCCGATGTTTGCTTTGTCGTAGGACGGGGCAACCCACATGACCGCCCCGCCTTTCAGCAGTTCAGCCATTGCCAGCACAACCGCCAGCCGCGTCTTGCCCCACCTACGCCCGCAGTCCACGACCTTGTAGCGCGCCGGATGGGTGGCTATTTCAGATTGTTTGGCGTGTAAGGCTGGAAGCGTGATATTCATTCTTCTTTAGGCTCCTCGAATGTCCGCCATGTCAGGGTGATGTCAAGAGGCTTTCCCCCGCTGGTAATGTCCATATCAACGCGAGGTTTCCCGTAAGCATACGCCAAAAACAATTCCCGATCGCGTGGGTTCTTGCTGCTTGCCATCGCCTTGAGCATAAGCTGTACCCGCGTCAATTCGGTTTCACCAGCCTGTTCACCTGCTATCTGTACGGCAAGTTTGCGGAGGGCATCGAAGCTCTTGGGGCGACCTTTGCGGTTTATGCGGGGATCACCCTTGACGAATGGGATTAGGTCTTTAGTTGTCATCTGTACTGATTCCGTTCTGTATGTCTAATTTATGTACCAATTTCATCCCATAATTATTTATTCCCTCGGGGATTATGATACCTTCTTTTCTTATCAACTTATTATTCTTAAATGGTTTATAGTTTACTTGATGCTGCCAGCGTCCCCACTTGCGGGTTATAGTTGTAACGTCTGGATGCTGTTCTTGTAATGACTTTGCCATTAATAAGCGTCCATCCTCATTTTGTAGATTATAAAGACTTTCGGTATTTCCGCCTTTTACTGTCATTGTAGGTGCTTTATCTGCAAGAAATGACCAAAAAAGTACAGTACACCAACCATCTTTTAATACTCTCAAGGATAAGTCTGTATCTTCGTTATATCTCCCGCGCCATCTGTAGGGAATATCGTTTTTTATAAGAATACAAGAATAAATCCTGTGATTAAGCAAAAACGGTTTCCCTTTCTTGTCGTCTAGTGCGCCGAGAATAAAAGTTCTGTAGTGCATCCCAGACAATGCAATATTTTTATATCTGTCTGTAAAATCTTCGGCAATTTTAAAAATAGTGCCGTCGGATATATTGTATCTTTTGCTTTTGTAAACACGACTAAATCCTTTTATGTTGTCATCTAGTATCCAATGCCGTTCCGCACCAATGCTTATAGAGTGTTCCCAAACCCAATTCCTTGCAGGTATGCCGCCATATCCTAGATTGCTAAACGGAAGGACTAATATTTTTTTTGGATCAATTACTGCTGCATAATTATTGTATTCTTGTGGTTCGATTACAATATGATAAGGAATGTGCAAATATTCAAGCTCTTTACTTGTAAAACGAGTTTCCCATCTGCCTTTAGAAATGACATAAACAGGATAATTAGGATTCATTCGTAAATTCCAAATTTTTTAGATCGTTTTTTTCTTTAGCGGGATACCAAATAAATTTGGTTTTATCGGTTACGTCTTGATTAACTAAACTACAAAAATCCTTCAAATCATCTGCATTAGTGAAATGAACTATTAAACTTCTATACTTATCTGTCATCATCTCAAACTCAGGCATCCCCTGCCATTCCTTCTCATAGTCCACACCTTCTATAATTCCATTACTTGCTGAAAACTGGTTAAGAAAATTCATAACATCCGCATTATCCGTCTCCACCTGTTCCAGTAATGCGTTCACCTGTTCCCTGTCTGTTTCTGCCATCGCCGCGATTGCGTCCAGACTTAGCAGGGCTTGCGCCTCTTCCGCTTCGGTCAATTCTACCTGGATAAAAGGTACTTCAGCATCCCCGTTCTGTAATGCGTTCCACACTCTCTCGTGTCCATCTATCAGCCTGCCTGTGGTTTTGTTTTCGATCACCTCAGCCACCCAGCCCAACGATTCAAGTGATCCCCGAACCGCTGAACGTTGATTCTTGGGATGCTTACGCCAGTTGTTTGGATGCGCCATAAACTGGCTTGCTGGTTTGCTGCCGTGAGATATTATCCTATTCTTATAGTCCGTCATTTTCCTACTTTCTGTTTCAATAAGTGCGCCAGCCCGTTGCTAGAGATAATATCCTCCAGGTATTTCACGCGCTCGCGCAGTTCCTGATTTTCACATTCCCAGCGTTCGTTAATTTTGTCCAGCTGCTTGATCTTGCCTTCCAGCCTCTTGATCGTTGTCTCCTGGAACTGGACCCGGTCAACCAGCTTTGATATTTCCTTTTCGAGTGGCGCTATCAATGAGTTGGCAGCTTTGGTTATGTTCTCCGCCGCGCTGGAGGCAGTCACGTGCCGGTTGCCCCACACAACAATTATGGTGGACAGGATGCCGCTGCCTATGATGGTAAGGATCATTGTGGTTAGATTATCCATATCGATTCACCTTTGCGAAGTTGGTGGTCATCAGGACAAGTGTGAGTATCGAATGGACGCGGATGCCGGATGACCAGCCGTTGATGACAGGGGTGATGACTGGATACCCCCCGAAGAAAAGAAAGTAAGTGTAGAACAAAACAATATGCGCTATGCAGGCTGTTGCTAGTAACTTGCATACTCTCCGGCGGCTGACCCCAATGGTCAGGAGCATGTAAATAAGTGCCGCGATGGAGATACCGTACAGTATCGGCGATGTGATCGGGTTCGCCATTTCAGGCTATCCGACTGCAATTGGATCTTTTGCGCTCTGGCTGGATGTCTCAGCTACGACCACCACGGAGTTGCCTTTGGGCAGCTCGACGGTCTTGGTCACGGTTGTGGTTGTATCATTGCGTAAGGTTTTCAGCCATTCAAGCAATCGGTTTATGGTCGTGCTGCCAGTGGATGCGATCAGTCCGGCAAACAGATAACCAACGATGTCCGCCACACTCACGCCCAATTTTAGGAACAGGTTGAATTGCAGCAGGAAGGCGCAGGCTATGCCGATCAGGATGGCTGATAATAGTTTGATGGAACTTTGCCACTTGGGATGCGTGATCATTTCAAACAGGGGTTTGAACACTTCTATAAATCTTTCAACCCCATACGAGATGGTGAGCAGTACGGCAGCTACAGCTATCAAGTTTTCAATCATCATTTTATATCTCCTTCGTAACGAAAACGAACAGGAACCATTACTTATTATTGTACAACATATTTTAGTTGATTAGACAATAGATTGGTCAAAACGAGTTTCCAAAAATGCTTGACTTCGATGTGCATACGTTATATAATGTATATACATAAGGAGGTACTATGAATAAAGATGAGAGATTTATTTTCAGGGCAGACAGTGAGGTAAGAACGAAGCTGGAAACATTGGCGGAAGAAAAAGGTATGTCAATGTCAGAGGTTATCCGCACCCTTATTGAAAAGGAATGGCTTATCGCTAAAATTCCTTTGGTCGGAACCATCAGCGAGAAGGGTATCAAAAGTTTTCCACTGAGTTTCGAGAAACAACATGGTCGAAAACCAGTGGCTGGGATTGATTACTCTGACGATGCGCCAATGTCTCAGGATGAACACGATTATCTTGCAGGTGAAGGTATCTACGCTTAACCTAAATGCCGCCCGGTGCAGGCAGGCGGCAAATAGTCGGGTGTCCAATCTAGGAGGAAAAGACAACTCCATGATACAGCATCCGAATATAAAAATCAAGTAGTTATTGGAGGAATGATGGTAAACACAGAAAATGTAAAGCGCAGAATCAATCAGTTGGAAGAAAAATATAATGGAGATAACGACACCATCCCCGGCGCGCCCTATATGACGCACATGGACTTTATGCTCCTGGATACCATGAAATACATGGTTGAGGTGATTGATAATTTGCACCAAAGAATTGTCGAACTGGAGGAAAAATAATGGCACGCACTTTGAACGGCAAATGCACAGGAATGGCAGCAAGGATCGAAAAGCGGCAATTGCGGGAAGAATTAGAAGCTGATCGTAACGCAGTCTGGCTGAGGGAATACAACCGGGTCGCCAGAGAACTGATGGACATTGATCCCGACTGTGAGGAATGGTTCTTCAGTCGACCGGAGCAGAGCAGAGGCGAGATGTACCCGCTGATGGTGGAGCGGCTGGCAGCTATGCAATCCGAGCTGGTCTATGAAGATCGGATGCAGGATGAGATCGAAAGAGCAGCAGACGAGCAAGACCTGCGCGATACACAGCGCAGCATTTTATCCGAATTTTTACCGTTTTGAGGAGGCAAGACAATGACAAGAAATGAGATCGTAGTCAGCCAACAAGCAGGGTTTATGGCTCCTGTAGTCACCGTCAAGGATGCGCTGGCAGCGTATCAAGCGAAGAAAGATTTGATTGACGGCATTATGAAAGCGGACGTTGATTATGGCATTATTCCAGGATCAACCAAGCCAACCCTTTTGAAAGCCGGTGCCGAAAAAGCCACATCGTTTTTCGGTTTATCTCCCCGCTTCGTTGACGCTGAGGTGGTCAATGATTGGACAGGCGAACAGCACGGCGGCGAACCATTTTTCTTTTATCGCCGCACTTGCAATCTTTGGCGCGGCGATCAACTGGTAGCTAGTGTGGACGGCTCCTGCAATTCATGGGAGAAGAAATATCGCTATCGCGGCGGTGAGCGGGTTTGCCCGAATTGTGGAAAGCCAACCATCATCAAAGGTAAGGCTGAGTACGGCGGTGGGTGGTTGTGCTTCGCCAAGAAAGGCGGATGCGGTGCCAAGTTTGCGGATGCAGATACAGCGATCACCGGGCAGGATGTCGGGCAGGTCAAGAACCCGGATGTATCCGACCTGGTAAATACGATCCTGAAAATGGCGGATAAGCGCGCTCTGGTTGCCGCTACCCTGATAGCAACTGGAATGAGCGAATACTTTACCCAAGACATTGACGACTTCCTGCCCGGTCAATTTGTGGATGTACCAGCCACACCAGCACAGCCAGCAGCCAAGAAAGAAGCTGTCAAGGAAAGCCCCATTGAAAAAGGCATCCGACTGTACAAGGAACTGGAACTGGACGCGGCTGCCCTCGGTCTCTTCGCTGAGGAGATCCCTGAGAACGTGACCATTGATAAGATCCGATCAATGTATAAGGATCTCAAGCAGTTCGTGGACGATGCAAAGGCGCAAGCCAGCAGCTAATACCCAATCCCTACCCTGTGCGTGACATTGCCGCTGAATGGCTTGACGGCAAGGTGGGGATTACATTCGAGGAGGTTTATTATGACAGAAAATAATGCAGAATACAAGACAGGCGCAGCCGGATTGTTCGCAGCAGCCGCCAGGGGAATACCATCCACTGAAGAATACATCAAGGAAAAGTTGGATCAACTGACAGAATTTGAATCACAGCGTGACCTGATCGAGATCAAAAAACGTGAACTGCTGGAAGAAGTGAAGATCCCGGCTGAGGTTGAGGCGATCGTGGCCAACGGAATGAAGTTATTGGGCGAGGTTGAGAATAAGTATCAACCAGCACTGAAAGCCCACCGTGAACTAATAACTGCCGGCCTCGCAAAGATTGTTGTTCCTGACGAGATCAAAGAAGCACTGGCCGAGATCGACCGGCAGCGCAACCGAATACAAGAGTTTGACGCCAGACAAATGGCGGCTATCCGCGAACAGATCAATAACGACAGGCTGGAACTTGAAGCGGATATCAACGACGGTACACGAGCGGTCTACGCAGATGTTGCAAAACGCAAGGCTGACATTGAAGCTGAGTTTGCAGGATCACGTCAGGCAGTTGAGGAGAACATCGAGAAGCTCAAGAGCGAGATCAAGACAGCCACCAAAGAGATCGGATACACGGTTGATGGTACGCACTATCAGGCAATCTATGTCAAAGGTAAGAAGACATGGAACGCCAAGCGGTTGGATGCTTATGTCGAGCGCAACCCGGAAGTCAAGAGTTGCTACGACGTGGGCGATCCTAGTGTGACCATAAGGAAAAAGTGAGATGAACGCAAACGAGATCAAAAATATCTTAGACCTGCATATCAAATGGCTATGTGACGAGGAAGGCGGTTCCAGAGCCGACCTGGGCGAAGCCAACCTGGGCGGAGCCAACCTGTACGGAGCCAACCTGTACGGAGCCAACCTGTACGGAGCCGACCTGCGCGGAGCCGACCTGCGCGGAGCCAACCTGTACGGAGCCAACCTGTACGGAGCCAACCTGTACGGAGCCGACCTGCGCGGAGCCGACCTGCGCGGAGCCAACCTGAGCGGAGCCAACCTGTACGAAGCCGACCTGCGCGGAGCCAACCTGAGCGGAGCCGACCTGAGCGGAGCCAACCTGTACGAAGCCGACCTGCGCGGAGCCAACCTGAGCGGAGCCGACCTGCGCGGAGCCAACCTGAGCGGAGCCAACCTGTACGAAGCCGACGGAATAATGTCTTTTGGTCCAATCGGCGAAACAAAGCGTATTGGTTACGCATGGCTGGATAAAGACGGCAAGGCAGTAATCCGCCTGGGTTGCAGTGAGGAGAACCTAAAAAATACCGTAGCAGCCATTCGCCTGAAATACGGGTTGAAGTCCAACTACGAGGCGATGGTCAAACTGTCAGCAAAGATTATCGAGGAGCAGACATGATCCCCCCTTGGTTATTTGCCATGATCTTTATTTGTGTGTTCGCTGGTTTCGCCGCTGGCTGGTATGTGCGCGGGCAGCAGGAATAAATTTAAAAGGAGATACTAATGTTTGAAAAAATCGTACTAAATGGGTACATCAAAACAGTTACAACAAACTGGGCAGATGATGAAATAAAAATATCCATAGCTTCGTCTGTCGACGATGCTGAATTTGAACGGGAAAATCTCGGTGGGTTAGCCAGGAATGAAGTACCTTGCTCTCTAAAAATTCACGAAAAAGATGGGGACGAGGATCTGTCAACTACGATTGATTGTTGGGTGCAATCGGTCAAGACAGACCACAAAACTTTGCAAGTGAATATCTCTGTGCAGGCACGCGTGACCGAAGATAATAATATCAAGGCGCGCTCTCTGGGTATGCTATCCACAAGGGATAAACCAATTACTGCGTATTTTGAAAGCCGCCAGTCAACCATGAGGTTTGAAGTCAAAGAACTTACTATGACTTCGGAACAATAAATGACACAACTTATCAGCCTGGATCAGCACGACATTACCGAGGTGAAGCGGATCGCCAGCCTGCGGGTGCAATATTGTCAGCAGGTTCAGGCTGGTTATTCGCCTTACTTCGCAGGTGATCGGCTGGAGCATGAGATTAATTCATTCGGCGCCGAGGTCGCATTTTGCCGGATGACAAGAGCCGCGCCGGACATGAACCCCAGACACTTCGCACCCTACGATGCCATTGTAAACGGGCGGCGCATTGACGTGAAACATTCGCTCAGGATGGATGCCCGTCTGCAAGCGAAGGCTATCAAGGAATGGAGAACGAAACCAGATTATTTCGTGCTGCTTGTCGGTCGCCTCCCTGTCTATTTATTCTGCGGGTACATGCGGGCTGATGATCTGCTGAGACCGGGCAGGATCGACGCGAGCACAAGGCAAAGGACGGCGGTGTATTCGGCAAGGCAGGATGAGTTGTACCAGGAGATGTATTGATATGACAAAACCAACTACTATGCAGCAAGGGCACAGCAACGATTTTCAAACGCCGGCATGGGTTCTTAATCCACTTATCCAATATATTCCAGATGGTATTGTTTGGGAGTGTGCTTGCGGGGATGGTAACTTAGTCAAGGGATTATCTTATTATATCGAGACAATCGGTACTGACTTAATGACAGGAACAGATTTTATCACTTGTGATATTCCAGATGGGGTTACGAGCATTATAACAAATCCACCCTACACAATAAAAAATAAATTCCTTGAAAGGTGCTACGAGACAGGATTGCCGTTTGCATTATTGCTGCCGTTGACAACTCTTGAAACCACTACGAGACAAAACTTATTTAGGGAGAATGGCTTAGAGATTATATTTCTTCCAAAAAGAGTTAATTTTAAAACCCCATCTGGTGAGGGTTCTGGGTCATGGTTTGCAACCGCATGGTTTACTAATGGTTTAAATATTGGGAAAGAATTAACATTCTGGCAGGACTTGGAGCAAGTTTGATGCTTAAACTACGTAACTTCACCAAGTTATTCCTACTCCTCGAAATGCTTGACATCCTGACAACTATGGTCGGGCTGTCTTACTTCGGCATGATCGAAGGCAACCCTATATTTTCCAGTATGCCGATGTGGAGAGCGTACCTGATCAAGCTGATGTGGATAACCTTTTTTACGGGCGTGTTGGAATATCCAATAAACATCCCGGCGCTGAGACGGCTGGTTCCTGCGTACTGGCTGCCCTGCCTGGTGTCCCTGTACCCGGTGGTAAATAATATCTACATAATTGGGATCTTGATTTGATGCTTGACATTGGGTGCGGAAAGTTATATACTAAATATGTCACAGGGTTCAAGAAGTTTTTTGCTCTAAAGACACCTCGCTATAACAACAACTTCTCGAACCTGTGACAAGGTAGAGCAAAATGTTGTAGCGAGGTTTCTTTTTACAAGGTGGTATTTATGGCAGGTTACTGGTTGAAATTATATGTCGAGATCCTAGACGACCCGAAGTATTACAAGTTATCTGATGCTGCAAGGGTTGGAATGTATGAATTGATGTTACTGTGTAAGAAGATCGGTAGTGATGGAGTAATCCCAAGTTTAGAAGATGTTTGCTTTTATACCAGGCGTGACGTTGATTGGTGGTTTAGTGTCAAGAATGAATTGGCAGCCATCAATTTTCTAGTTGAATGTGAAGAAGGTATTATGATCCGCAAGTTTTCAGAACGTCAAGCACCTGTACCATCAACAGAAAGGTCACGACAACACAGGATTGTGAAACAAAAAAGTATCTACACGGAACGCAACGGAAACGATGATGCAACGAAACGTGATGGAGATACAGAGGAAGATACAGAGGAAGATATAGAAAAGATTAATAATAATACGGCAACATCATCAAAATCACCAACGGATGCTGAATTTTTTGCTCACTTCGGGAACTTCAATAATCAGAGAGAACAAAAACGATGGATCGCCCTGGTTGAATCGGTCGGGTTCGAGCAAGCGCAACGTATCGCAGAATGGGCTGAGAAGAAAGAGATCAACATGACCAACCGCATGGGGCTGATGGACAGTATGGAGACGGCGGCGAAGAATTGGAAGCAAGGGCAGAGCAAGCCAGGAAAGAAAGACAGTAACGAGGACTTTTTCACGAAGCTTAATAAACTTAGAGTACCGGAGGTGATCGATGGCAACGCGTAATGACATAACGAATATTGTGGCGTATATCAAACTGGCATTTCCAAACTACAACCCGATCATCGAGGGTGGATTAACAACCATTGACGTGTTAGAGGATCTGTTGGGTGATGTACCATACCAGGAACTGCAGCTCGCAGTCAAATCCTGCTGCCTTGAAAGCGGACGCGCCTTTGCACCATCCCCAGGTGAGATACGTGGCAAGGTTGCCGGGATGCGTGTAAAGAATACCGGACTTGAGACAGGCAGCGCGGTTTGGGCGGAGTGCAGAGAATCAATAGTGCGCATGCCTGCCGGCAATTTATCAGGCGGTGGCAGCTCTCCGATCCTGGACCACCCGTCCACAAGAGAGACGCTAAGGCGCATGGGTGGCTTCCCGCAAATCTGTCTGGAGATAGAGAACGGGAAAGAGGATTTTACCAGGATGCGCTTCCTAAAAATTTATGAAGAAGTTATCGAGCAGGTCAGGGATGAGACCTTGCAGCATCCGGCATTGACAGACTATGACAACAGGGCGATGGAAGAACAAACCAAAGCAGATATAAAAATGCTGGCTGATAAATTCGGAGGCAAAGGCAGATTATGAAAGTGTTGGTTGCATGTGAGTTTAGCGGAATAGTCAGAGAGGCATTTGCAAAACGAGGGCATGATGCGTGGAGTTGCGATCTATTGCCAACCGAGATACCAGGACAGCATTTACAAGGGGATGTCTTGGAAATAATAAAGGATGGTTGGGATTTGATGATAGCGCATCCACCGTGCACTTATATTAGCTATGCCGGAACAGCACATTGGAATAAACCAGGCAGGTGTAAATTAAGACTTGATGCGTTGGATTTTTTTAGGCAATTATGGGAAGCTCCTATTGACAAAATATGCGTTGAAAACCCAAAAGGTTGTGCCAGTCCTACTATTGCAAAATATTCTCAAGAAATTCAACCCTATTATTTTGGAAACGAGGATATAAAAACAACCTGGTTGTGGTTAAAAAACTTGCCGCTTCTTATCCATTCAGAACAGGACACGTTCTTTGAAGAAAAAACCCATACAAAAAAACCAGAGCCTTTTACCATTAGCAACACACTAAGAAAAAAGAAACGGTATTTTACAGAAGGAAAACACAGAAGTGGACACGAAAGAAGCCGTACCTTTCAGGGAATAGCAGACGCGATGGCAAGTCAATGGGGAGATATAAAATGACCATCTACATCCACGACTGGCAATCGCAGATACCATCCTGGAGCCTGTGGCAGCCGGGAAGCCCGGGCAAGTTTAATTGTACAGTCTGCAAAGGTACGGGCTGGCTGCGCCGTGAATTGCACCCAACACAGCAGGAGTTTGGCAGGCTGATATTCTGCGAGTGCGTGCCGCAGAACTTGCACGCTAAATTGTCGATGGAGAGATCAAGAGGAGGCAAGGAATGATGAGCGAGATAAATGTTTTATTGTCAAAACATCAGGCGGGAGTACTTGAAGGGTCAATTGAAAAATGTATTGTTGCGGCGTATGATGACGATTTTAGTGCAACAGCCACAAGTGCGGCGGAGGAATTAGCCGAACTTTATGAGCGTATCAAAAAACTGGAAGACAATGACACGAAACTCCACATGCAATTCGGGCAATATATAATAGCAAACAACGAGCTTGCGCTTTTGAACGCAACCCAACGTGAACGCATAGCAGAACTGGAAAATCAGCTTGAAGATGCTGCCGAAATTATCATGGGAGAAGACGCATGACCGACACAGTAGCGATCAACATCACAAATATAAAAGACGGACGGGAATTACCAGCGCCCGAGAAGCTCAGGTGCTACTCACTGGACAGGGAGGAGACCATCGAAACCGCGATCAAAAAATACGAAAATTATTATCGCAGGTCACCAGAGCGCGGTTGGTTGTGGGGCAGTACCTCTACTTGGAGGTAGGATAACATGCGAATCATAGCCGACGTTTCAGTTTACCAAGACACCTACACCCTCGAGAAATTCAAATTACTTGACATTGACGGCGTGATCATCCGGGCGGGCGCGGCACATTCTGAGGATGACATGCTGCCAACCTTCGTCAAGTGGTGTCGGGAGCTGGGGCTGCCGTTCGGTTTTTATTTTTATTATTACCCCGGACTGGCGGTCAAATCACAGTGTGAGTTATTTGAGGTTCTGGTCAATGAATACCCCGACTGCCTCTCGGTCTGGGTGGATATTGAAGAGACAAAGTATTTTAGTTCCGGAAATGTAATTTCTCCTGACACCCTGAACGCGTTCTATAAGACGGTGTTTGCTTACATGCGTGACGCCTTCCCCAATAAGATAGTTGGTAACTACTCGGGCGGGTGGGTGCTCAATACCTACATCCCCAAAGCATACCTATGGATCAACACCGCGCCTTATTGGAGCGCTTACTACGTTAAGCCTTTCACCTGGTATCAGAATTACATCCGTTCTCTGGGTGCGGAGTGGGACAAAGAGATCCCAACAATTCCAGTCTCAAGCCTGCGCAAGATCATGGAGAAGATCAATAATTATTGGCCGCCCAACCCTCTCGGAGTAACGACCGTCAATTTGTGGCAGGCATTGACCTGGTTCCCATACTTGGACCAACTTACCTATTGGCAGAAGCACATCGACATAAATATTTGTAGTGATGAAAACTTTACTCTTTTATTTGGCGAGGTGGTCGCTCAACCACCAACAGAGGAACCAATGCCCGCGATCACGAACGCACAAACGACCGTAAACCTGAACGTCAGATCCATAGCCTCCACTGTAGGCACAATTATCAAGACGCTGCCAACTGGCACGCGCATCAATGTGACCGGTACAGTCCTGGCGGGTATCTGGTGGTCTAGAATTGACTACCCGCTTGCAGGATATGTGTCCAACCAGTATGTCCTGCACGACACTATCACCCCGCCGCCTGTCCCGCCTATCAACAATGTTGAAGACGTGATCGACGCGCTTAAAAAAGTGAAGGCTTATATTGACAGCCTGATCTCGGAGTTGGGACAATGAACGGCGATCTAGAGACGCCCGGAGTACCCTGTTCCATGCAAGGATGCTTGATCTGCATCCTGTTTGATACCGTGTTCTTTCTGATCGTGGCTGTGATCGTGTCATGGATACTGAAATGAACATGAAAGTCACAACCGAAAATGCACAGGGCATAGCGGATACATTTGACGAATGGAAGGCGAACCTGCCCCCGGAAAAGAGATCGCTGGCGGATGCGCACGTTGAGGCATTGAAACAAATTGCATATCTCGGAAACCAGAGCAGGGCTGTTTGTCTGGCGTATATCTACATGCTGGTACTTGAACACGACCTCGAAGGTAAGCCGATACCGAAGTTTTATAGGGAGATTTAAATGAGCGCACTTGATGAAGTTGTTGGATACAATAGACACACCAATATCTGTATGTATTCACGCGGTAACGGTGATTGTAATTGCGTAGTTGGCGGTGCAAAAAAAGAACTCGCCGCCCTCCGCACAGAGAACGCGCGGCTGAAGGCGGAGTGGGTTAAATTAGTTGACGCCCATATATCTGAACTTGCAGACCTGCTTGTAAAGATTACCGAAATCGAACATGCTTACATTGATTTCAAAGAAAAATTACAAAAAGAAAACCAACGGCTGAGAGTAGATAACGAGCATCTGATGTCAATGTTATGAAAGGATAAAACAATGAAAACATGCACCTGCGGAATAGACATAATGGATCACCCAGCCTCAAGATGTTTGGATGCGCTGGTGGCTGACAAACTATTTGGAATAGTGAAAAAATCCTGGGATTTTGAGTTTACTCTTAAACATTATTCATCCTACATATCCGATGCGTGGGAAGTGGTGGATATGTTTGAAGACATCTCTATATCAAAGAATACAAGTCCAGCGGGAAAATGGGAAGTGATAGGGAATATAAAAGGCGAACCTGTGTGCATTTATTCCGATGAGCTTCCCCTCGCAATCTGTCGTGCTGCTTTACTGACGGAGGAGGAATAAAATAATGAACGAGTATAACGAAATTCAATTTGAAAGTTTAGTGGGAAAGACCTTGACAGAAGTAAGAAACGAAAACAACGAAGAACTAATATTCATCTGTGATAACGGCGAATCATATCGCTTATTTCACGGTCAAGATTGTTGTGAGAATGTGGAAATAGAAGATATTTGTGGGGAGTTGGACGATCTAATAGGCTCTCCAATTCTTTTAGCCGAGGAGGTAGAGAGTAACGAAAATCCAGAAAATGTAACAATAGAATATCAAGACAGTTTTACGTGGACTTTTTATAAACTCGCTACTATAAAGGGTTATGTAACAATCCGATGGTACGGAGAATCTAACGGGTATTATTCAGAGAGTGTAAGTTTTGAAAAGATAAAATGACAAACACCATAGAACTCCCGTGGCCGTCCCACGAATTGTCACCCAACGCCCGTGTCCATTACAGGGTCAAGGCAAAGGCAGCCGCAAGCGCAAAGTTTGAAGGTCGCCTATTCGCCCTGGAAAACAAGATGCAGATACCTAACAATAAGCCGCTCGTGATGGAGGTGGTATTCAGCCCGCCCACGCGCCGTCACTACGACATGGATAATTTGCTATCGAGTTGCAAGGCTGGAATAGATGGGATTTTCGCGGCGTGCGGAGCGGATGACCACCAGATAAAAAAGATACTCATTGACCTTGACGATCCGTTCCCCGGCGGGAAGGTTACGATAACGATAGAGGAGCTGCCATGCTGATACTTGGGATAATACTACTGGTAATTGTGACCATTTATTTCATCGTCCTGGTTGTCTGGGCGTGGCATGATGCTAATGCTATTCTGGACGGGATGCGGGATGACCCGTGGATGCGATAAAATTTCTATGTTATGTAATAACATAGAAAATAGGACATATTAAATGCGTAAAATAGCAAATATGGTAGATAGTGCCAATCCAGATATAAAACGTCTGCAAAACGAATATTTAGGAATTAAGAGTATTCATAAAATGGCTGCAAAATATCGTGTAAATATTCGGTATGTCTGGGATTTACTGGTAAACGGAAACATTCCAACAAGTAAAAAAATATGTAGAAGGCTCGGTCTGGCGCTTCCAGAAAAACCATTATCTAATGAACAGGTCTACACCCGCAAACGCAACGACGGGCTTAATGCGATCGCGCGGTATTTTGGTCATGCGAATTGGTCGGCTTACGGGACGGCGTTGTTGAATACCATCGACACCCAAGAATTGATCCAGTTTGAATTACGCATTGAACAGCAATCTAAATCATCAAAAACGGGCTGATTGGGGCAGGGTTGGAGCCGCCGCTAAATTCAGTCACCGCAACCGCTATCGAAGCAAAGAATTTAGTTGTTTCTCCAGATACATCATGCCCCCAAGACACATCAGTCGTTCCAACCGTATCATAAGTTTCACACCCCGTACAGTCGTTTGTATGGTCTGTCTCTCTGCGCACCGTCCACCCTGCCAACGGCGCGTATTGAGTAAGGGCATAATGCTCTGTCGCATACCCCAAAGAGACATGACAAGTATTTCCACCAAGTGACAAATTAGTACCGCGTGGGGCTGCCCCGTCTGCGGATAAGGTTTTATAATCCTGTACTTTAGAAATATTGGTGCTAGATGTATAGGTTATACTCTCATAGACACAGTCCTTTGCAGAACTGTGGGTTACCGAGACAGTTTGTGCGCCTGACGGAACACCATTGCCTAGAAAATAAGCATATTCAGAACTGGCAAGAGCTATTCCCGAGTTTCCAATTCTCGCTAAACGCGTCATGGCAACCCCGCCATAAGTAACCGCCGTTACAACGTCCGTCTGGTCTTGTCTTTGATGGATAAAAACCAATACGCCCGCCGGAGTTCCTGATGGCGTATGTGTCCAAGTCGTGCTGCCTGATGTCGATGCTTTAGAAGCGATTGCATCAAATGCTATTGTCATTAAGTCCTCGTGTAGGTCAATTGAATACCGATCAGATAAGCAGCTACAGCCATGTTATCCGAGCCATCGTCATATTTGCGGCGCGCCCGGAACTGGACATATTGACCGGCTGCGGGACTGCCTGCCAGTGTAATTGCTCCTGACGCCGGACTGACGTAAATATCCGAGGTCGTGCCACCTGTATCCACTGTCACGACTTCTGTACCCCAGGCTTGGTCCAGCGCATCGTCATTGGCATAAGCGCGTCCTTGCAGCCCCCACGCCACCCCGAAGTTGGTAACTGTAGCAGGATGCATCCAATGAAATTTAGCTGTAAAAGTGCCACCGTCCCAATCATCCGGCATAACAAATCCCCACTCCGCATAACTGAAAGCCGCATCCGCAAAGCTGATGTATTTTATGTTTTGCTTGTTGGTTCCCATTTCAAGTTGCCCGCCCGCACCCGCGCCAAGAGTTTGAGACGCCCAACCACCCGCGCCAGATAACCAGATATTCGCGGCTACTTTGTTGTCAAGATAATTCAGGTTATCGCGTAGGTAGGTATTATGGTTTGCGGCTGTCCATAGATCATTTGTTGCAACGGTTGGGAACGTGTTTGGTAATGGCATAATATTACTCCTAATAAGCCAATATTGAACTCACGCCAATATTGGTTGAGAACGTCCAGGCTGCCACTGATTCGGTTGGCTCCAGATAATAAGTGGTCACTATTTTCTGGCAACCATCGTTAAGGCTTTTGTGCTCAATACCGATAATATAGTAATCCGCTGAGATACCAAGTTTCGCAATTTGTAGCGTAATTTTAGTGTAAAGCTCATAATCAAATTGTAGAGAATCACGCGCCTCTATTTGGATTATTGGAATTGGTTTGGGCAGGTAATATAAACACGCCAGATAACTTGAAAAGTCTCTGGCTGAGTTATAGTTTTGTTGCCAGGGTAGATCGATTGACAAAATGCGTGGCTGGCTGGTGCCGCTTTTGTCAGTTATGACCTCGATGGGGTCGGGGGTGTCCAGAGGTTGCCCGCGCACCTGTAGTAATATAATATAACCAAGTAGGCTGACATGATTGTTTGTGATCACGAGTTTTGACGTGTCGCCATATTTGGTCTGTACTACCGTGAAACTTGCCGTCAAGTCTACGCTGGCTCCTGTGCTGGCGGTGTTCATGGTGTAGTCTGTGTTCGCAACCGGAGAGACTACAGCGTAACCAGGGACGGGTTTGCCTGCGTAGGAGTAGGGTGTGTAGAGTGTGATGCTCTCACCTGGAGAGACAGCCGGGATGTCATTCAATGTCCATAATACCTGTAACGATTGCAATGTCCGGGGGTGCGCTTTCGCCTTGACTAAATTGCGAATATTATCCCAGGGCTGAGGTAGATAAATATCCTTAAGCAGATCCGCTTGCGTTATGGTTACTGCGGACACATCGGTATAGGTTGACTGTCTGGACTTGTATTTGAAATCACCAAAGAAATTAACGTAAATCTGACCCAATTCGCTCTCGCTAAGTTCGTGCACAAGGTCGTGCGCCGATTGACCTCCAGCCCAAAAATAAGGGATTGGATTCTCGTTCTTATATAAATAGCCAATAGATAAATACTCCGGACAATCTACAGATACAAGAACATGACTAATTGCATCATAAGTATTTATGTTTTCATGCAGATCAACATACGAGTTTTTTCCTTTCAGCCATTCCCATGTGTCCGCAAAAACCACCCTCGTTTTATCAATGCCAGGAATAATATTTTTTATTATCCCTGCAAATACTCCATGTGATGATCCGTAATCAACAGATAATTGAGCATAAACACCTGGCTTGAAATCTGGGTACAACGGGCTGCTTGTGTTCCACGGATCGTATCTTCCGTCCCAATTATCAAGATCAATCGTTAATGTTCCTGGTTGTGGACGGGTAAAACCAGTATTCCCGAACATAGTTTTTTTGCCGCGCACTACTGAAACGCCCCTCATGCGCCCGCTTTCGTCGGTTTCTCCGCCTCCAGTATATCCATTCCAATACATATTCAGCGTCCAAGTCAGCGTCATAATCCTAACTGTTCCTTGAGTAAGGGGATAAGTACGGTTTCCATTTCAGCCCGATCACCCATTGATAACATCGGAGAGTAATTCAAAACTATCACAGCTCCGCCTCCGCCGCCATTGCCCCCGCCCAGCGCTTTCATAGCATCCTGTTTGGTCAGGACATAGCCGCCGCCGCCCACGAATACTTCAGGGCGTGACTGTGCGCTCTCGTTCCAGAGGTAATCCCCCCCGAATGAGCCACCGCCCGCAAAGGCTCCATCAAACAACATCGAACCGGCATTGATTCCGCCGCCTGTAGCGCGCCTGTTTGATTGCCCGCCGGAATAATCTATCACTTTGCGGATGGTCGTTTCTGTTATGGTGACATTGCTGGTTACTTCTTTTGGAATTTTAGCCAGACCCTTTGATATATTTTCTGCTTGTTCTGCTGCCTCGCTGAACCCGCCCGCCATTGTTACCATGTCGTTGTACATTGCCTCGGTCTTGATCCGGCTTTCCTCGGTCATCAGTCCGCTATCTTCCATGTATTGAAGATAGAAAGCCATCTCCGCACCAGATAACCCTTCCGGACCTAAAGACAACTGCTGCAGCAGGATATTTGCCAGCCACGCCTTAGTTTGCAGGTCATTTGCATCCTGCACGTCTTTCACATTTCCGGCCAGCCCAACCCACTTATCGCGCATCGCCTGAATACCGGCAGTATCCAACGGATTGGCATTTTTATAATCGACGTATGCAACCTCAGCGTCTTTCATAGCCGTGATTGAATCGGCAAGTTTTTTGTTTTGCGTGTCCAACATCTGTGCGCCAGTCACGGTTGTGGAAGCGATCTTTCCAAAATCTCCAGTCGCCGTGGCGGCGTTTCTAGCAGCATCAGCTTCTTCGTTGAGATTATCGGTCATTCTTTCCAACTGTTCGTTTGTTTGCGGTATATTCCCCCAACCTAAGTCGCCGAGCTTGTCAAAAAATATCCCCAATAAATCTGTAGCCGAAGTTACATTTTTAGTGTCTGTAATAATTGTTTCCAGCAAAGTTGCATAAAAAGTAACAGCCGGGATTAGTTCTCCGCCTATAGATATTGCCAATGCCTCAGTAGTTTCTTTCAGGGCATCCATAGCTCTTTCATACTCGCGGGCGTCATCTATTGCCTGTTGTGTCAATATTAAACCATCAGCGATTGCCGCGCTCTGGTCGCGTATGGCAGCCCCGCCCTGTAGCATGACCTCGGCAAAGGCTTCTCCCTCGCGCCCGAAGGTATCGAACAAGAAATTGGTACGCTCGACCGGGTCTTGTATTTTCAGGTATTCGTCAGATAAATCCGCCAGTGCGTCGGTTGTGAAGGCAAACCCTTCCCGCGCCATTTTCTTCATGACCTGCGTCAGTTTCTCAGCGTCGATCTTATAATCATCTGTGACCTGCAATAGCCGTGAGACCTCTTCAGCGCTCTCGCCCGTTACCTGGGATATGTTACGCACCTGCTCAGCGTAGTCGACAAAAACCCCGATTGTCTTAGAGTATGCCTCACCAACCAATTCGATGGCTTGCGCGCCGACATTGAGCATGGATGATATTTCAGTCCACGAACCCTTGAACGTAGCTGCTAAATCCCTTTGCCCGGAATTGACGTCATTGGCTTTGTCCTGGACGGTATCCAGCTCTTTGCCAATGCCTGCTATATTCCCTTTCCCCTCTACGATTTCACGGGTGACGATCTCAATGATATTAGCCATTCAGTTTCTTCCTCTGTTTCTCTGGCAGCTCGTATGCAAACTCAGTTATAGCATCCAGCCAGTCATCCGGCCATTTATCCACCTCCCACGGCAAGACAGGAACGCCGCAAGTAAGATAGATGTTATTCGCCTTGATGATCTTGACCATGTATTCGTCTTCCGTGCCTATCCCCGCCGCAAGCCGAGTACTCGCGGCGCTCAGGCGTTTTTTATTGTCGTCCGGTGATCCTTGATCATTGCGATAATACGCGCTTGCAGCCAGCCCCAGAACTGCGGATCGGTCGATGTGGTTTCATCCACCATAAGCTGCAATTCATCCGGGCTTATCTTGCTATCAGGTTCGCCCTGGGATAATAACTCAGACACCCAGGCATAGACCCGACCTTTATATTCTGTGAGCCTTTCAACCGGGACTATCTTCTCGCCTTTTTTAAGTTTGATGATCTCTGAGATTTCGCCGAAGCTGTCCAGGAAAGCACGCGGCGGGTTGACCCACACCTGCATGACAGGTGTGAGTTCCGCCATATATTCTGACAATGGTAACGGTCGTACGACCTTCGGAAAGATTATTTTCATCAGGGTAACGATGTGAGCAGATTGCATACTTTCAGTGAGGCAAAGAGGGCTGCTGTTGAGTCATAACGCGCCCGGAATACGCCGGTAAGAATGTCATTGCCGTCCTGTTCGTCCAGTTTGGAGAAGCTCTCCCATTTGCCAGCCAGGTCGATCTGCAAAATCTTGGTTGAAAAGGATGTCCCGGCGGTGGTCAGGGTTGATCCTGGGAACTTTAGGCGTATCTGGCGCGCTGTGCCTGCCACGTAAAAAGCCTTTTCCGCTACACTGGTAGCGTCGTGTTCGTAGGTCAAAGATAATGTGACTTCCGGCCCAGCTTGCTTTGTGAAGCTGAAATAAAGTTGCCCGGAGGCAGTATAGACCGGGATCAAACCAGTGGTGATCTTCAACGACGCCTTGAGCAATGTGTTGGATTGTGTGGTGGCTCCGATCGTTCCACCTACGCTGTCCGCGTACAGGACGCATTTGGAGAACAGGATTTCCTCTACGGTCGGCAAGGCAACCGAGCCGGTGAAGGTGGATGTTGATACCTGCCTGCCATTCCATGTCGATGAGATCATCAGTGCCTTGCCAGCTTCCCCGTCCAGACCGAACTCTGACACGAAGGCATATTCCATCTCTTCAGCCGCGATATTATCGCCACCTTCGATGGTGTATGTCCGGGTCGTGTTGGCGGCGGTCACTGGCAGCGTATAGGTGTAAATCTTGCCGCTGCCCGAACCATCAGCCGCGCCCGTTTGGACCAGCTTTACGCCAGCCTCGAGAACATGGCATATCTGTTCGTAGGTGGCTTCAAT